TAGCTCCTTTCGTGTAATAAACAGGTTGTCCATTCTTATCTAATTTCGTCATATTAGAACGATGAACTTCTTTAAATGCCGAAAGAAATATCCCGTTAAAATTATTTTTTTCAATTTTATCGAAAATCCCAATCAATTCAGGATCCATCGTATCAAAATGTAAGACCCTCGCAACAAGATCGACATTTCCTTTACATCGCTCCAATAATGTTCCTATATAAACATAAGCCATATCCGCAACTGCATCCAGTTTTCCTACTGTATCATTTTCTATTTCGGCTTTCATGTACTCCGTTTTCTCTTCCATAAGCAGTAAATCTCTTAAATGCTCTCTCTCTTCCGTCATATCCTTATTTAAAAATTCTTCCTGCTTGAAAGCCAAATAAAATTCCTTGACCATTTTAGTCATCATTTCCCACTGTTCCATCTATTTCTCCTCTTCTTTTTTATATTTTTCAATTCTTGCCTTCAGACTTTGTAAAAGTTCTTCCTGAACATCTCCTTTGCTCTGCAAGGCTTTCATTACATCCTCGTCCCTTGTGTCCTGTGTTACAAGGTGGTGGATTATAACCTTTTCTTTCTGCCCCTGCCTGTGAAGCCTTTTATTCGCCTGCTGGTAAAGTTCAAGGCTCCAGTTAAGCCCAAACCATATCACATGGTTTCCGCCGTCCTGAAGGTTTAAGCCGTATGCCGCACTTGCAACTGATATTTCTTCGGACTCGTTCAGTTCTAAAATCATCTGCTTCTCAAGTTCCTCGTACTGCTTTCTTGACTTGCTGTCAAGTTCAACCGGAATTGTATTGTAGGTTATGTCTGGAAGTTCCAAATAATCTTCCGCCTTCATTGAAACACATATATCGCTTATCTTGTTCATAATTGACTTGTCTGACCCTTCCTTCAGTTCATATTCCCCAAAAGGATTTCCGCCATATTTTGAATAATTAAAATATCTCTCACGAAAAGCTGTTATATTCTTTCCAAGTCTTTCTCCCTTATCCAGCAGATATATTTGTGCCCAAATATCTTTTAGTCCATTTGGTGCTGGTGTTCCTGTAAGCCCTACTACTCTTTCTATTTTCCCAAGTACAAGTTTCAATGCTTTAAATCTTTTGCTTGCGTGATTCTTAAAACTTGAAAATTCATCAATAACAACCATATCAAACGGCCAGTCATTTTTATAATACTCGACAAGCCACTGGACGTTTTCACGGTTTATCACATAGATGTCCGCAGGTGTATTCAATGCTACTATCCTTTTCTTCTCTGAACCAAGCACTTTTGAAAATTTTAAGTACTTCAGATGGTCCCATTTTTTCGCTTCATTAAGCCACGTACTTTCGGCAACCTTCTTCGGTGCTATTATCAGAACTCTGTTAACTTCAAATCTGTTAAATTTAAGTTCCTCAATTGCCGTAAGCGTTATGATTGTCTTCCCCAGTCCCATATCAAGTAACAGTCCAACATTTGGTGTTTTTATAACTTTCTCAATGCAGTATTTCTGATAATTGTGTGCCTTGAACTCCATTTTTAATCCTCCTTCCAGTTAGAAAGTTCAGTTTCCAATACTTCATCAACCTTTTCTTTGGAATCCATCACATAAACTCTTTGCCCTAATTTCGTTATTTTTGTAATCTGATTTACTTGCAAGGCTCTCGGCTTCTTTCCAGGGGATTTCAGTTCAACAAAGAATATTTTTCCGTTTGGGAGTAGGCAAAGCCTGTCTGGCACTCCTGAGTTTCCAGGACTCGTAAATTTATATGCAATTCCCTTTTTATTTTTTATTTTTCTGACTAGGTAATTTTCGATTTCTTTTTCTGACATTTCTACCTCCAAATTTTTATAGAACTACAAACTTTTCACACGCGCGTATAGAGACTATTAAATAAAGGATTTATATACTCCATATACGTGTATTTATATCCTTTAATCTCTTTAATTCCTTTATTTTATATTCTATATAGAAAAGATTGTAGTTTTTGTAGTTAAATATATTCTAAGTATTATTAATAAAGGGTTTCAGCGACTACAAAGTCAACTACAAAGTGCCAAACAAACTACAAAGTCCCATTTATTAGATTTTTCTTAGAAAATAGCCACTTTGTAGTTTTTGGGGTACTTTGTAGTCGGAGTTTGTAGTTGGATTTTCTCTTTGCAGTCTTTAATTTTAAAAAGTTCCAAAAAGATTGTAGTTTTTGTAGTCGGTTTATTTATCTGTTCTTTTAAATCCTCTCTGCTGTCCGAAATCACCGTATTTCAGGGGGTGCCTTATCCGCTCCCAGCCCTTTATATTTTCCAGTATTCCATTAATCTCCATGCTGTCTGAATTTCTTATGTACCCTTTTTTCATTCCAAAGCACTCAACTAATATTTCAGCCGAACATACTCTGTCTCTAGGAACCAATTTAATATCTTCGGTATTGTAACCACTATAAAAACCCTTTCTTCTTTCTGAATCCCATTTATGCCAGTCTTCAGGTATTTCTTTTTCCAAAAAATCTATTATGATACCTTCCTTTGCATTTGAAATCCTATGCTCTTCCTGCTTCTGTTCCGCTATCTTTAATGCTTCTCCAGTTAAAAACAAATCTGTTCCAATAATATAATTTGTATAGGCTTCCGCCCATATCTGATCAACTTCATTGTCAAGATTTTCCCAAATACTCTTTCTAGGTTTCACAATCCCAACTTCGACTGGCCAGAACCTTCTGTTCCCTGTCCTGTCCCTTAGAAACTCCGAATCATTTGAAGTTCCAAAGAACACACATCTTCTTGGATATTTCTCTGTAACCCTTCCGTATGCCTTACGGTATATGTCGTCCTGCTTGCTTAAAAACTGCTTTATCAAATTAGTTTCGCTCCGGTTAAATCCTGTAAGTTCTCCAAGTTCATTAATCCATGTTCCCTGAATCATTTCAGCGGCTTCCTTGCCCTCAAAAGTCTGAAGGCTGTCAGAATACCAATTTTTTCCAAGTTTTGCCAAAAACGTACTCTTACCAATTCCCTGTTTTCCAGTGAATATTGGCATATAGTCGTACTTTACTCCGCCCTCAACGGCTCTTGCAACTGCAGCTGCCAAAGATACCTTCATCACTTCCCTTGTATAGATGCTATCCTCCGCACCGAGATAATCTCTTAAAAGTGTTTCCACTCTAGGCTTGCCGTCCCACTTAACACTCTCCAAGTAATCTCTTACACTGTTGTATCGTCTTTTGTGGGAAACAAGCAGAAGTGCATCATTGACCTTGTTTTCGCCAGTGAGTCCATACCTATTTTCAAGGTAGTTTCTTAAACCGCTGTCGTCTACTTCCTCATACTGCCTTACTTCATTTCTGCTATCCCACGGTGTAGTTCCCACAACCATTGCCCTGTTCGCAAACTCATCTATTGCAAATCTCCCTTTTAAATTTATGTCGTTTTCCAGTACAATTTCTATATTTTTTATAGTCTTTAAATATTTCCCATTCTCATTTTCTGTCAGCAGGTTCATCCACTCAACATCTGTATCCTCGTCATCAATTGTCGTAAAATCCTGTGCCGCCTTTTCGTACCGTTCTTTATTCAGTATCGCTGACACTTCTTTTATTTCTCTTGCAAGTCTCGACATTTCAGTAAATGAAGGCAGTTTGCTCGTAGGTGTTCCTTCCTTTGAATCTGCGTCCTTATCAGAAAATTTATGAAGCCTTACCATATCGAAAGCGTTACACAGTTTTCCACTACAAGGATCTGTTGCATGATGCGAATACACAAAGATATCATCATATATTATAGCTCCGCCAAATGTACTTCCTTGAGTGTAGGTCATCCTTTTTCCATCATCTGATATCTCATACTCTTCCGGAATAAACTTTTCCACTGCTTCAGCTATCGTGAAAGTTTTGCAGAAGGCTCCAATCAGTCCGCTTTTCTCTAGTGGGTTTTCCTGTTTTTTAAGAAGCCTTTCTGCAACTTTTTCAGATCCAGGAACTTGTGGCCACTCACTCATATTTTTCCAGTCATCGTATAGGTTAAGCGTACCGTCAACCGATACAGGCGGGTTTTCAAGGTTAAAACTATAATAAATTTTATAGTTCACATCCTGCGAACAGCTTGGCCAGAACATCAGCCTTGCAGGTTCAAAAGTTGTAGGGTCGCACATTTCAATCCCTAATCTCTGGGCAACTTTTCTTGATACAGGTTCATATTCGTCAGGTGTCATATCCCTGTCAGCAAGGAACATAACTCTCAATCTCGGAGCGGCTTCAGAGTGCTTACGGGTGGGATGTATCACATACGACACATTCAAATCTTTCACCTTTTCCATAACTTCTTTTGTTTTCCCGCTTGGAATGTTGTCAAGATCCAGGGTGATTAACGAACGGCTTAATAAATTTGTGTTTTTTCGCTTTCCGTCTTTCAGTTCTCCGGCAACGAATCCGCCAACATCTTTCAGGTTATCCTGCTGTGATTTTCTCAGCTTCATAAAACTTTCATATGTTTCAGTTGTCCTTGTAGGATTTTCAAGCCTTTTAATAAACTCACTCCACAGCAACTTCTCGGTTTTCCAGTGAGTTTCTTTTCTGCTTCCGGCAGTCGATATTACTATTTCCCTATTTGTCATTTTTCCTCCTTTCACTAATCCTTTTTATAATACAATGTTTCAAAGCCGTCAGCCCTTAATATAAGCCCCTCAGCCCACTCAATATCCTGCCCCATTATCTCGCACACTTCATCTACAGATGTTTCCATAGGTGCTTCAATGACCACCTCATCGTGAATGTGCATTACAATTTTAAATCCTTTTTCAGTTAATCTTTTTATCGACACGGCAAGGCAGTCTCTTGCGATAGCCTGAACCACATTTTCCGTTAATTTCCCGCCATAAGTATCTGTTGTTTCCCATTTTCCGCTTGTCTGATTACTCGACTTGTAAGTAATAACTTGTGATCCCCAACTGTTTTCCCTAGTTCCAGGGTTAGCATAGTACAATTTACGCCCACTTGGAAGTGTTATGGTGAAAAAGTCCATACCATTTGCCAGATCCCCTTCCCTGCTTAGTAACAGGTCTTTTACTGCTACCCTTGAGCCTGATTCAATTACATCTACTGCAGCGTTTCCAAGGCTGTACCATAGGTCAACTATTCTGCGGTTTGAATTTCGCCACATCCGTACTATTTCAGGCAGCTCTTCCTGAGTAAGCCCCATGTCTATCGCACCCATTGCAGTCAATGCACCTGGTCCACCTTGATATCCCAATGCAAGTTCAGCAATTTTCCCTTTCTGTCTCAAATGATAATTCTCTTTGCCTTTTGCGATTGATTCAATTGGAACTCCGAACATCTGTGAAGCTGACGCTTCGTAAATTTTTCCGTGAGTCCTGAATACTTCAGTTCTCCACCGTTCTCCAGCAAGCCAGGCAATCACTCTTGCTTCTATCGCCGAAAAATCTGCAATTACAAACTTCTTCCCCTCTTCTGGAACAAAAGCAGTGCGGATTAACTGCGACAGAGTGTCGGGTATATTGCTGTACAGAACGCTTAACGTGTCAACATCTCTTCTTTTTACAATTTCCCTTGCGTCGTCAAGATCTGCCAAGTAGTTTCGTGGAAGATTCTGAACCTGGACAAGCCTTCCAGCCCATCGTCCAGTACGGTTAGCTCCGTAGAACTGTAAAAGCCCTCTTACTCTTCCGTCGTTTCCAAGTGCTTCTCTCATTGCTACATATTTTTTAGTACTTGTTTTGCTAAGCTCCTGTCTTATTTCAAGAACTTTCTTCACATCCCCTGAAGTGTCGTCAATCAGTTTTTTCACAGTTGCTTTTTGTAAGTTTTCTACTTCTGCACCGTTTTCTTTTAACCATTTTGACAATTGAGCTGTACTGTTTGGGTTGCCGAGCTTTGTTATTTGTCTTGCAGTTTCCATTAAATGCTCATTCCAGGTATCACTTACATACAAGGCACTATCAACAAGTTGCGTATCAATCTTGATTCCATTAGCATTCATTCTTATGTCAGTTCTCCACAAATCCCATTCAAATTCAGGAACAACGACGCTTCTCAGTTTGTCGGCAATTGCCATTTCTGCCACAACATCCTGCCTGTTATACTCGACATACAGTTGCCATTTTTCAGGTTCGTGGTGGGGCATATTTCTAGTTCTCTCACCGTTTCTCTTTGAAGGCTTGCAGGGAACACTGAAGTATTTTATAAGAGCCTTACCTGTTGCTGATTTTTTCTTGCCATCCTTAAATCCTAGTGCCTTACCAACTTTTTCCAGTCCGCCAGGATAGCCTGCATAATAGGCATGAATCATTGTACACTCCCACTGATTTAATGATGTTGAATACCCAGCTTGATTAAGACAGTACCACTCAAATGCAGCATTGTATGCACGCAGTAGAGTTTTCCCATCGTTTAATCTTTCAATTATTTCAACGGGGATTTTTTCCCCTTGAGCCAGATCTACAACTTTCACATCAGAACCGTTTAGCGAATAAGCAAAAAGAAGGATTTCAAAATCATTACTCTGAGCATATTTATAAAGCCCCGCTTTTGCTATGTCAACACTGCTGAACGTTTCAATATCTATGTTTAATACATCCATCTGATTTTTATCCTTCCTTAGTTTGAAACAACCACGCAGGATAAACCCACGTGATTATCTAAATTTCTATTAATATAAAGCGTCATCTTCATCATCGACAACATCAAAATCCTGTTCAGCGGTTCTTCCACCTGCAAGGCTTTCTCCGTCCTTAATCTTCTGTACGTTTCCTAATCCTGCACCTATTCCTTTTTTCCCTTGGAACAGATATGGGAAGAAATTAACAGCCACATTTGCATAACATCCGCTGTAAATTTCACTCTGATCTGTTATAGGCTGTACTCTTCTATCAACTACTTGCGGAGGATAGTCAACTTTTGCAGAGGCTGTAAACACCCAATGCCCTTTACACTCAGGACCAAACGGGTCTCCGCTATTATTCACGCCATCTCCGTCCCAAATTGGGGTAAATACTGTATTTGGCATTTTTCCTCCCCATTTTTCTGATACTCCTAACTCTGTAGCCGCTTTTATTGCCGCATCTATTTTCTGTTTTGTTTCCACATCATTTTTTGGCACAAGAACCGTTGTGCTATACTTCTCCTCTGCTCCCGGTACTGATGCATGCGGTTTAAATACATGCACATAGCTTAATCTCCCTCTTACTGTTACTCTAGTTCCGTTTAAATTTTCCATTCTAATCATCCTTTCCATTATTGTCTAAATTTATAAAATCATCACTTGCATTGATTACATCATTTACATATGGAGCCCTTTTATCTGACTCCGGCACTAACGTAGGTTTACCTTTAGGTTTTATTATGAAATCCCCTACATACTCATTGAAATCTTTTTTCCCTACTACTCCCTCAAGCTGTGTCAACGTAAGCATTTTTCTTTCGTACATCAGCTCTTCTGCAACTCCTTTTTCCTTCAGAACTTCCATTGCCTTCTCGGTATCTGAAAATGCTCTTACCGATCTCCCTTCAACAACTTTCCATCCTGGCACATACTCTCCTCGAAGTATTGCTTGCTGGCAGTAATTTTCAATATCCTTAACCCATTTTACGACATCCCTTGCCCTGTTAAGAATTTCCCCCATTTCTTCATTGCTTAAAATATTCCCTTTAAGTTTCATCTCTGTTTCAAGTGACATATTGGCTTCCGCTCTAGCCCTGCATAGAGCCTTTGCCCTGCAGAACGTGCATTGTCCGACCTTGAAATCACCTTCACCTTTGAATGCTTTTTCAGCATTGGGCTTGACTTCGTTTTCTGCCCATTTCATGAGTTCGTCTGCTGAAATCTCAAATATGCTTACGATGTCCAGTCTCGGCTGTATAATTCCCATATTTATATTTTCAATGTCATTGAACAGTGAAAATTCAAGATAAGCACCTAGTGAATAAAGCATAAGCTGTGGGTTATCCTGTGCCAATACTGGCACACCTCTCCCATACTTTAAATCACGTATGTACAAAGTTTCATTATCCACTGTAACAAAGTCGCAAGTTCCAAAGCCTTCCGGAACATACTCGCTAAAGTCAACTTTTTTTTCAATCTCAGCTGTACCTGGCTTGTCAAACGACATCAGAAGCTCCTTTATATTATCCACATAAACATCCGTATAGTTTTCCATTTCAGGTTTGTACAGCTTATGAGACTTCAGCTTTTTCATTTTGCTGTTGAATGTACGAAGGCTCATAGGTTTTAAGTATTTTGTCAGTTTCAGCTCCGATATTTCATGAGCTAAAGTTCCCTCTTCCGCATACTCGCTTGAACAATCAGGGAACATGTCCTCAAGCCTTGCACTTGGGTTGCATTTCATCCATCTGCTAGCCCCGCTTGCACTAAGCAGGGCATGGTTTCTATCCTTGTGGTTTCCTTCCATTAGATTCTTACTCCTAACTCTCTTAAATTATCCGCGAAACTTTCGTAGTTTTTAGGATCCAGGTCATCCAGTTTTGGTATTTTGTAAACTTCTTTTATAAGCCTTCTTAATTCAGCACCTTTTCCAAGCCTTGACATTTCAGCACATCCAGCTCTTAACTGTTCAAGTGTTAAAGTCGGAACAGCTGCTGCTGGAACATTTTCTTCTTTTTTAGGTGTTTCTGTTTCTACAGTTTTGGCTTCTGCTTTTGACTTCTCCTCAACTTCCTTTTGAGCTTTTTCCATAATGTTCTCAGACTTTTCCACATTGTCATTTTTCTCTTCAACTTCTTTTACATCGTTAGTCTGCCAATTTTTCATCTCTTGTTTAGCATAATCATCTTCTGCAGGTGTTGGCTGCATAAATTTCTGAATTTTTCCAACTACTGTTCCAGCAGAATTTGTAATCGTCGTAGTATTCCCCAGTGCCATTAACGCTCTTGAAAACTCTTTAATTATTGGTTTGCTTCCTTCTTCAATCTCAATCACTAATTTTAATTCCATTGTTCAATATCTCCTTCATCAATTTTATAATTTTAACTATTTTGCTTTCATTTAACAATTGTTTTTTTTGTTTCAATTCCGCTATTCAGCACTTCCTTTATTGTTTTTCACATATTCGTCAGCACTAACCCATTCAATGTTGTCAAAAGCGAATTCAACCATTTTTGCAATTACTTCCACTTTGCTCCACCCAGTTTCATCTGAAACCGCATCAAGCAAGTTATGTATCGCTTTCCTAATCCTGATAGGATAGCCGTAATCCTTTTCGTATCTTAATACTGGTCTTTTTGGTAGTTTTAACTTTTCTGCCATTTCTTTTATCCTCCTATAAGTTTCCTAAAATATAATCGTCAATTATCCCCAAGCTATCCAGCTCTTCCATTAATACTCTTAACCTGAACTCCCCTTTTAAATGCTCCAGATTACTGTAGATTGACTTCCTGTCACTCCAGTCTATATGCTCCCAGCCGTCTATTTCACAGTCAATACGCTTAAGAAATTCTTCTACGTATTCAATATCTGGACGATATATGTGTATTTCTTCTTTACTTCCAAGCCATTCTAGATAATCGCCTCCCTCAATTAATTCGGTCAAAGCTCCTTCTTCCCAATCCCCTATATTGTGTTTAGTAAGTTCCAAGTCCTCAGCAAACTGGGTTAGTGTATAGCCTTTGTCAAACTTCTTTTTTAGCATTTCTATCTGTTTTTCTGTAAGTCCTGAATTTTTCACATTGCATTTTTCCTTTCTTAGTGGTATAATTACTTAGTTTGTTTTTATATGTTGTCGATATTTGCAGTATCGGCATTTTTTTAGTATTCCCAAATCTTTCAGCATTTTTTCCTGAAGATGTAGTGGCAACTTTTTAAACTCTTCCAATATCCATTCTGTCTTTTCTGAAACAGTTCCACGTACCATAACATCTGCATAATGGATTTTTCCGTTTATTCCTATTGGAACATCAGTCAAAGTTCTCATTTTCTATTTCCTCCCTTCTATCCCTGTAAAGCTCATCAAGTATCATGTAGTAGTCTTCTTCTGATTCACATTTAATAGTTCCGACTATTAAAAGTTCGTCTTCATCTGTTTGAATTCCAATCATGTTTTACACCTCCGCTATTTTTAATTTATTCATTGAAGTTTCATTTTCAAAGCCGTTTTCCTGCTGTACCCAACCCATTTAATCTTAATCCCAGTCTCCTCAAATTTCAGAAGCTCCAGCATATCCTTTTTGGAGTCAGGTTCTCCGCCTTCTATAATGGCGTCTTTTATTTCTTCAAACTTCCTGTCTGTCTTCGTGATAAAAGTTTTCATGTACATCCTGTTGTTTTTACTGAAATCATTCAGTTTGTCCCGGATTTGCTTTTTAAATATCTCATAGTAGGCAAACAGTACAATCATCTCTTTCAAAGCCTTCTCGGTTTCTTTGTAATTGCTTTTCAGATATTTACCAAATCTGAACTTTAATTCCATCAGTTCCTTTTGATACATCTTGGAAAACTCAACAATCACAAATTCATTTTTAAAATCTTTTATTTTTCGCTGGTTCGGATTCTGCAGATCCTCGTACTCATATTCCTGTATGAGCCTGCTCACAGCCCTGAAAGTTCTTTGAATAATGTCCTCAAGCTTAAAAGTGCACCAGAGGGTATTTTTCTCAGTCAGCACAGGTATTTTTGTATCACCGTTTACAAGATTTTCGTCTGTAATACCTGGTATGGCAAAATAATTCCTGTAATGCTTGCACAGATTTGACAACGCCATCATTGAGAAAACTTTTGTCTTTTCGTTCTTCTGTGTTGAAAACTCTTTATAGTCCAGTGCCTTTGACACCAGTTCCTGCTTTTCCTTCTGCTTTCTTAATTTCCTTTTCAGTTTCATAACCTTCTCCATCATTTCAATTTTTTCTTAAAAAACCAGTTCCACCAAAGAAGTACAGCCAGCAGTATTGGAAATACCAGGTTTCCTCCAGCGACCCATCGCCCTTCTTCCCTAATCACTTCCAACTGAATGAGAACTGTCATTGTTACCAGGAACAGTATCTTTATCAGATTTTTTACTGTCAGCATTTTTTCCCTCCCATTTCTTAATCTCTTCCTTTTCCATTTCTATTTCAAGTTTTTCCCTGACCGTCATTTTGATAGCCCGACCTTTCTTACGAGTTTCTTGATTCTATTCTTAATTTTTCTTTCTTCCATTTTTCTTCTTGTTTCCATGTTTTGATTGTTTACCATTACTAAAGCGTCATATTTCATTTTAAATTCCTCCAAATTTCATTTTTAAAAATTCTTCATAAGTTATTCCAACGTACTTTTCGACTTGTATGCGCTGAATGTCATAATCCCAATTGTGCTTCCCAGCCCTTCTTCTTGCTTGCTCGTCTTTTTCATCCTTGAATTTTGGTATTGCAGTTCCAAATTTAAGTCTTCCTGTCTGCAAGCCGACTCTTACATATTGCTGACCTTTTCCGACAAATTCAGCGGCTTCCTTTATTGATAGTTGTAATTTTGTAGCCTGTTTCCTTATCCAGGATTCCGAAACTTCCATATTCTTTTCCTTTCCGGGATTGCCGTCCCTTAATTTTTTTGGTGTTTGTTTTTCACTACTTAGTCCCTTGACGATTAATTCATCTGATTCCTTGGGAATAAATTTATAAAATACTGCTGACCTTTTCCTGTTACTTTAGTAGTTCTTGTTAATCTGACACTTCCGTCTGGATTATTTATAGTTCTCTCTTTTACTTCAAACAGTTTCATTTCCATAGCTCTTTGGGTTGGCATATTATAACTACTTCCTTGCTTCATTAAGTACCCGTTTGTTCTCAAATGCTCGAATAACCGTCTTTGTCCTGTATCAATTCCATTTTGCTTTAACAGTTTAGCCAAATCTCCTATTAAGATACTTGTATTAGATGTAGCAACTGCATCTGCAAACAATACTTTTGGTGCTTGTTTCTGAATTGTAAATTCTAAATTAGATATCCTTTTCGCATAATTCTCAATCATTCTACTGCTTAACTGATTAGCACGGCTTAATACCATTTCAGGACTGTTCCACGCTTCTTCGCATTGAATGAAATAAAGTCTTGCTTGTCTACCTTTTTCGTTGTTCTCTGTCATCGAAACTTCTTTTGCCATTGATAGTTTCATTATGTGATCTTGAACTTCTGTGTATGGATTTCTTGGATTATTGGTTTCCCATTTTTGAGAAACCAAAACGAAGTCCCTATTTTCAATAAATCCATACTTTTGGATTTTTCTGTCAATCCGGTCCACATACTTTGTTTTCACTTCCAAAAATTCGTGTAAGTCTCTTCCGCTTACCACTTGTTCGTTATTTTCATTTGTTTGTACTTTTATTAAATTATACATTTGATCACTCTCCTTCTACCCAAAGAATATTTCATCCAGAACTTCCAAAGGATATGTATTAATAAGTCCATATTTGCTATCTACAACTGTGCCTGTAAGCAGTCCTCTAGTTCTACATACCTTGGTAGCTTTTCTTCCCATAACACTGGAATTATATGTGTTAGGCTTGATTCCCTTCATATTTGCATAAGCGATTACTGTCAAATGGTTGCTTGTTACAGTTCTTCTCTCGTTATGCTCTATTCTTGTTATGTCCTTCTTTATATTTCCTATGCTCTGGTTAGTTTGGACAACATCATTTTCTATGTTGTTCATTCTGTTTTCCGCTTCCACCATCCATTGTGCATTCATTAAAAGCTGTTCAGGAATAGACATCGGTTTCTTCAAAGCCTTTTTCATTCTTTCAAATTCATTGATATATGCCACATTCAATAAAAATGCGTTTGGTACTGAAGCGTTATATCCTCCAATTAATTGTGCTATGCCTTTTTCTGTGACTAGGTAATTTCTTACTGTTCTACCGTTCAAAGACCTATAATTACTAGGTATATAGAATTGAGCGGAAAGTTCCGCCGAATTAAATTTGCTCACATAACCATCAATTTTCTCTAATAAATCCTTGTGATTAACCCCCAATTCCTCTGCTACTCTATTACTTGTTGTTACTAAAACTCCGTTTACATTTTCTACGCTTACTTTGATTAAATTCATTTATCATCCTCGCTTTCTTTTTTTGTACACTTTTCGTGTTCTATATCTGTAAAAAAAATGGATTCAACAGAAACACCATAATAATTTGCAAGTTTAACTTTTATTTGATCTCTTGGAACTCTTATTCCCGATTCGTAATTAGATAACGCAGATGGAGTTATTCCCACAGATGTTGCAACGATTACGAGTGGTTTTTCTCCTCTTAATCTTTTTAGAATTTTGGAAAATCTTCTCAAGAAAATTCACCTCTCTTTCAAATTTTAATTAATACACTTTTCGTGTACAAAGTAACTATACCACGATTTAAAAATTTTGTCAACACTTTTTGTGAATTTTTTTCTTGACTTTTTTTCACATTTTGTGTATTATACTATAAAGGAGGTGAAAAATATGGCTAATTTCTCAGAACGATTAACAAAATTAAGAATGGAAAAACATCTCACCCAAGAAAAATTTGCAAATATTTTAGGAGTTTCCAAAAGTACAGTTAGTATGTATGAAAACGGGAACAGAACTCCTTCATTTGAAATAGAAGAAAAAATAGCAGACTATTTTAATGTGGATTTAGAATTTTTAAGAGGTAGAAGTGAAACGAGAAACCTTTATCAAAACAATCAAAAAAAACTAAGCAAGATTCGAATAAAAGATTTAGTAAATAAAATAAAAAAAGCTACCGCTGAAAAGGAAATGTCATCTAATGAACTAAAAGATAAATTGAAACTGGATACAGTTATTTCAGAAGATTCGTCTTATGAAGATATAATTACTGCGGCTAAGTTTTTTGGTATCGACTTTATTGAAAATCCGAATTTATTATCATCACGAAATTCACCTATACATGTTTTGGAGTTTGAAAAATGGATCCACGAAAAAGTCAAAAATAAAAATAAAGAAGAAATAGATAAATTAAAAAATATAATTGAAAGTATAATTGAAAATATTTAAAGGAGACTAACTATGATTTACTTAAACGGATTAGACCCGAACAACGACCAATCAAAGAAGGTATTATTACGAGAAATGAAAGATATAGAAAAAACAATTGTAGAAATTAAAATTCTTAACAGGGATAAAGAAATTTTAAAATCAGGAACAGGAATTTCATATGCTGTTGAAGCACAGAGATTTGAAAATACTACACTTTGCTATCCATGTATCATAACATGCAAACATGTTGTTGATTCTGACGACTTAAGATTTTATCGTTTTGAGATATTTGATGATGTGAAAAGGAAACGTGTTGAATGCGGATTAAATGATGTGAAAATTTTAACTCATCCAAATTTAGATTTAGCTCTTATATATTTTAAAAATGGAAAATTGCTAATTCCAAATTCCAGAAGTGACTTATCACCTTCTTATATAAAATATAACGAAGATGATAAGGGAGAAATAGTTGTTAAGAATCACTTCATTCTAACGTCACATTGGAAATTTTCAAGAGCCACAAAAGAAAATTCAATGTTTGAATACATTAATATACCAGGATACCATTTAGGTGAAAACAACTATGTCAAAACACCAATTTGGGTAAATGGAACTCTCTGTTCTGACCCCGAAAAAGACTATTTCGTGATACAAGCTTCACTTAATAACGGGTCTAGTGGATCCCCAATTTTTAAATTTCATCAGGATTCTATACTTCAAAATTCCATTAGCGGATTTTTATTAGGTTTTATAAGTGAAGCTGTTGTGGACAATAATAATAACAAAATTGGTCTTTCTTATTCCATATCAAGTAAGAATATCGAATTTTTAGAAACTCTACTATTTGAAGAAATAAAAAATGACAAAAGGTAAAGAGAAGTTGTGTAAAAAAATTTTGTGATTTAGGAGCGTGATTTAACAATGGAAAAAAATGATACTGGAAAAGCAAAGGCAAAAAAGCCTATTTATAAACGATGGTGGTTTATTTTTTTAGTCGTATGTTTTATTATTGGGACACTAAATAACATATTTGGGGATAAAAGCGAAGAAATCATCGGTAAAAATATTGAGAATACATTATCTTCAGCAGGTGTAAAAGATTATACTCTGGAAAAAGATGAATCATTAGATGAAAATAGTCAAAAAGGTTATAGAGCAAAAACTGATTTTACCAAAACAGGTATAATCATACATGTTGATAAGGATAAAAAAGTCTCTTCTTTGAAATTTGATAACATTGAGTTTGTAAAAAATGGGGAGGTGACAGGAAAAATTACTGATTCGGTTGTAACGGGAAAAGAACAGGTAAATTATAAAGTTTCCGCAGAAGGAGCTATAAAATCAATTTTAAAATCTCCATCTACTGCTAAATTTGCTCCTTTCTCTGAATGGGGTTTTAGCAAAGTTAGAGGAGTTGTTTCTGTAACAGGATATGTTGATTCTCAAAATTCATTCGGGGCAATGCTAAGAAATAAATTTATCGTTGAATTTGATTCCAAAACGGAAAAAATCAATCATTTCAATAGAATTTTACTTTAATATATTAGACCTGTTCGATAACTATACAAACTTAGAATTTAATAAAATAAATATCTTGAAGCAAGGGGTCTTGACCCCTTGTATAGATAAAAAAACTTAGGTTATCGAACATATCTATTAAATAAAAAGTTGTGTAAAAAAATGAAAAAAATTACAAAACTATAAAAAGTTGTGTAAAAAAATGAAAAAAATTACAAAACTATTATATAGGAGAGTGTAAAAAATGAATATTAATTTTAACGACATTAATATACCAAAACCATATATTCCAGAAGAGCTTCCGATAAATTTGGATGGTATTTTATTAAATAGAGAAATGTTTAATTTAATAACTACTGCAAGTAACGAAATGGGAATTTATAAAGGATTTTTAAGTAACACGCCAAACCCAATACTACTTATATCACCATTATTAATCCAAGAAGCTGTCCTGTCGTCTAAAATAGAAGGAACTCATGCCACACTTGAAGATTTCTTAAATTATGAAGCTGGAAATAAAACTGAAATCGAAAAAGATGAGCTTCATGAAATTTCTAATTATAGAGCAGCTTTATTTTATGCTCTTGATAATATGGCAACTCGCGGCACAATCAATGATTCTGAAAAATTTCCTTTAACTATAAGGCTTATAAAAGAAATGCACAAAATATTACTAAATAATGTAAGAGGGTCCTCAAAAGATCCAGGTAATTTTAAAAGATTACAAAACTATATTTCATCTGGTTCTACAATTTCTTTCACTCCAGTGTCTCCAGAGCTTACTGATAAATTTATGGGAAATTTAGAGAATTATATACACTTTGATGAAATTCAAATATTGGTGCAATCCGCTATTATTCACGCTCAATTTGAAATGATACATCCTTTTCAAGATGGAAATGGGAGAATAGGAAGACTATTAATACCTTTATTTCTTTACTATAAGGAGTATTTACCTTATCCTACTTTTTATATGAGTAGTTATTTTGAAGCTAACAGAAAGGATTATATCATTAATTTGTCAAATATTTCAAAAAATAAGGACTGGAAAAACTGGATAGAATTTTATTTAAAAGGAATTATAGAACAAGCAAAATTGAATACATCAAAGGCACAATACTTATTAGGAATTTATAATAATATGAAGGAAAACATTATCACTAATATTAATTCAAAAAATGGAATAAATATTTTAGATTTCATATTTCAACATCCAGTATTCAAAGCTAAACAACTTTCAGAAAAATTAAATATACAAAATAGAACTGTATATAATTTATTAAATCAATTTGTTGAGTTAGGTATTCTTTCTAAATTATCTGAAAAGAAAAATATTACTTTTTATTCAAAAGATATTTTAGGAATATCTAACGCTTAAACTTAAAATATAAAAATAGCCCCTACGGCAATAGGGACTAAGCAATGTGATATACTCACAAACACCAATAGAAGTATATCACACAACCTTTTAAAATTCAATACTAAGGAGTGTGATTTTTTTATGAAAAATCCAAACGGATACGGTTCAGTTGTCAATCTAGGCAAAAGGAGAAGAAAACCCTTTGGTGTCAGAATTACAACTGGCTATGACGATAAAGGAAAACAAATTTTTAAATATATAGGATATTTTGAAAACAGAAAAGCGGCTATGCAGGCCCTTGCTGAATACAACATCAATCCATACGATGTCCAGTTAGCTGACATAACGTTGAAAGAGGTGATGGATATGTGCATGAAGAAAAAAGAAAACCGAATAGAATCAGGAACTATGAAGACATACAGGACATACTACAATTATTTGGAGCCTTTACACAATAAAAAGATAAACAGCATTAAAGCGGTGGAACTTCAAAACTTTATTGACAGCCTTTCCAATTTAGCAACTGGAACTCTTAAACGTGTAAAATCCTATATAAACATGATTTTTGAGCAGGCTATGGAAATGGATATAATAAGCAAGGACTACAGCAAATTTATTAAACTTCCTAAGCATAAGGCTAAAATAGTTAGAAAAATATTTACTGAAGAAGAAATATCACTGCTCTGGGATAACGTTAAGGAACTAAGATACGCGGATGTCATACTTATATTAATCTATACCGGCATGAGAGTAAATGAACTTCTGAAACTTCCAAAATCAAATGTGGATTTGACAAAAAACATAATTACTGGAGGAAGCAAGACCGAAGCAGGAAAAAACCGTATAATTCCGATACATCCAAAGATACTCCCACTTGTAATTAAACGGATGGAAAACAAAACAGAATATCTCATACCTAACAAAACGGAAAAAAACTATTATGTATACAACAATTTCCGGGAAAACGAATTTGAAATGATAATGTCAAGATTAGGAATGGAGCACACTATACACGATACTAGGCATACCTTTGCCACAATGATAACTGATGTATCAAATAATGAGAGTGCTATAACTGGAATGATTGGGCATACCAACATAAGCATGACTAAGAGATATACACATACTAATATTGAAAAGATGAGAAAAGAATTGGAAAAAATAAATTAAAGTGCTGGGAATTATTCCAGCTTTTTTTTAAACTTTTCTTGTATACTACTTGTATATTACTGTTAAAAAATTATACATTTTTGTATATATTTTTATAAAATTAAAAATATACACATATAAAGAAACCCCTTATTTTAAAGAGTTTCTAGGTCTCAGAAAAAACTTTAATAAAATACACATCTCTTATAATCATTACAATATATATTTATAACTAATTAATTTCAATATTAATATTAAACTTTCTTTAAAAGTAATATTTTATTTATTGATAAAAAATTTTTAATAAACTTATTATAACCAATAATTTTTAACTTTTCTATAAAAGATCTATTTTAAAACTGATAAAAAAAGGATTATTTCTTTAAAAAATAACTTAAATAGACTTAATTTAAAAAAATTTGACAATAAATAATAATTTTGATAACATCTATAGGTAGAATAAAAAATTGAGAAAGAAGGAGAGTATATGTCAAAAACTATAATTCCAAAAAATTATGATCCAAAATATGGAATCATGGAAACAGAAATTGCAATAAAAGCTGCAAAAGACTGTTTTGAGAGAGAACTTGCAAAAGCATTAGACTTAACAAGAATTTCAGCACCTATGTTTGTTAGAAAGTCTGTTGGGATTAATGATAATTTGAATGGCGTTGAACGTCCTGTGGCTTTTGAAATGAAAGAAATGCCAGATGTAACATTGGAAATTGTGCATTCACTTGCAAAATGGAAAAGAATCGCATTGAAGCAATATGGCGTTGAAGAAGGAAAAGGTATTTATACAGATATGAATGCCATCAGAAGAGATGAAGATTTAGACAATATGCATTCAATTTACGTTGACCAATGGGACTGGGAAAAAGTTATTTCAAAAGAAGATAGAAATATTGACTTTTTAAAAGCAACTGTTAAAAAAATATATCAAGTCTTTTTAAATACAGAAAAAGAATTGACTGAAAAATTTGAAAAATTTGAAAAATTCTTGCCAAAAGAAGTTACTTTTATTACTTCACAAGAATTAGAAAATTTATATCCTGAATTAACTCCAAACGAAAGAGAAGATAAATTTGCAAAAGAACACAAGGCAATCTTCATTATGCAAATTGGAAAAGTGTTAAATTCTGGAAAAAGACACGATGGACGTGCCCCAGATTACGATGACTGGGAACTAAACGGAGATCTAATTATGTGGAATCCCGTTTTAGACAGATCATTAGAATTATCTTCAATGGGAATCCGTGTTGATAAAACCGCATTAAAACGTCAATTAAAAGAATTAAACCTGGAAGAAAGAAAAAATCTTGAATTCCACAAAATGCTTTTAAACGATGAATTACCATTAACAATCGGTGGAGGAATCGGACAATCAAGAATCTGTATGTTTTTATTGCAAAAAGCCCACATTGGAGAAGTTCAAGCTTCAGTATGGACACCTGAAATTGTAAAGACATGTAAGGAAAATGGAATTAACCTTTTATGGTACTAATATAAAAAACAAAAAAATAATATAATAAAAAGTGAAAAACTAAAATTAATTAGTAATTCACTTTTTTTATTATTTCCTGCTATTCCTCATTAAAATTTATTATATTTATAATTTTTATGGAAAAACCTGCAGGTTATAATTTCCTGCAGATCTTGGAGGCAAAAAATGGCAATTTGTCATCTATTGTTAAAGATTATATACAAAAGCATAACCATAACAACGAAAGTAACAACATCACCATTCATCATTACTATTCACCTCCCTCCATTTCAAGGTTGGGTAGCGAACCCAGAAATATTATAGCAAAAAAAAATACCCCCTTCAACTAAGAAGAAAATATTTTTTCCGCTATTTTTTACCTTAAAATGGAGTATATCCATTACCTTTATAGGTTAATTATAGCATAAATTTTCTACTTTTTCAATCATACTAATTTTATTTTTTTATAAATTTATGATAAATCCAATCAACTATAATGGCAATCGCATTATCTCCAGAAACATTAGCCGCTGTTCCAAAGCTATCCTGTGTTATGTAAAGTGCGATTAAGAGTGAAGCCATTGGGCTGCTTGAGGCAATTCCAACCATTCCTAAAAATGGAAGTGCAGACATTATTGCTCCTCCAGGTGCTCCAGGCGCAGCTACCATCGCTACTCCAAGTACCATTATAAACGGAAAAATTGTTGAAATTCCGTAGGACATACTGTGCATCATAAGTACAGTAACAACACAGCTTGTAATTGTAATAATACTTCCAGCCAAATGAATTGTGGCACATAAAGGAACTACAAATTCACGGATTTCAGGCGATGTTCCATTTCTTTTGGCACATTCGATATTTATTGGGATTGTAGCAGCTGAAGATTGTGTCCCAAGAGCTGTAAAATATCCAGGAATCTGATTTTTCATACAGACAAATGGATTTTTTCCTGAAAGCCCGCCAGCAAATATGAATAAACCTGCAGTATATAAAATATGCAAAATTATTACACAAATAAATACCTTTAAAAATATTGAAAGCGTTGCAAAAATTTGTCCGCTGTAAGTCATATTCATAAATGTTCCAAAAATATAGACAGGAAGCAACGGAATAATTGATGTGCTTAACAATTTTGTAATTATCTTTGAAAATTCTCGAAAAAGGTTATATGTAGTTTGCCCTTCTCCATTATTTCTAAGCCAGCTAATCGAAAGTCCCATTATGAATGCAAAAATAATTGCTGAAGTTACATCAAACATTGGTGCAACTGGAATGTCAAAATAAGCTGTCAAAAGATTCTTTTCAGGATGTTCCACCGTTGTAAACGAAGCAAAGTTAAGAATTTTTGGAAAAATACTAATTGCCATAAGATACGAAAGTGTACCTGCAACAATTGTAGAAAGATAAGCCAGTAAAGTCGTAATTCCAAGTAATTTTCCCGCTCCATGACGTAAATCTGAAATTCCAGTTACAACAAATCCAATAATCATAAATGGAATAATAAACGACAAATATTTACTAAATAACGACGAAAACGTGACAAAAATTCTTATAATCGGACTTGGTAAAACTAATCCAAGTAAAATACCAAGCACAATCGAAATAATCAAACGTGGCACAAGCCCTATTTTTTTCATAAAATTTTTTCTCTCCTTATAAATTTTTACATAGCAAAACCAATCCCACAACCCAACCTCAATATTATTAATTAACATATGGTAGTAACAATTACAATAATTTGTACAGATGTAACAATACTGGGATTAATCATAACTTTTGTAACTTCCCCGCATTACTCATTCTTGTAGGATATTTTTCCCCTAATATCCAAAGGTTTATGTTCACCTTAAAAATATCTACACCAAAAATCTTTTTATTTTTATAAATTACAATATTAAATACACTATTTTTTATTCTTCAACTAAGTCAATAGTCCAGTTTGCCTGTTGCAATTTTGTATCAGTTTCACGAATTTCTTTAGACAATTTATCCAGCTTTTTTTGCAATTCAGACACATTAACCGTACTAAAAACCTTTATTTCTGTCGTAGAATACAAATTCACCTTTTGACTTGCAATTTCAATAAATTCACGAAAAATTCCTGCTTTTTGTGAAAGAGTATCTTTTTTTGCGATTAACTCCACTAATGAAATTCCATCAACTTTTGAAAGTGTATTTGTTCTATTTATTTTTACTATTAAATCATTTAATTGAGAAATCAAATTTTCCAATTCAGCTAATAAAAATTCAGGATCTTCAGTAGGTTCTTCATTTTCCTGAACTTTAGCATTATTATTAAGTCTTACCTTTAATTGTGCAATTCTTTTTTGGATATCAGCACGCAAAATAAGAGCTTCAGCAATTTTCATTTATTTATCCTCCTATTTTTTATTTTTACATATCTAAAGTATAATAGAAAAAACAGAAAATGTAAAGAATATTTTTCCTTTACAAGATTATTTTTATAAATCATATTGCTTTTTACGATAAATATATGTAAAATAATTGTATCAAAAAAATAATAAACTTATTTAAAATATATTAGTTTAGAATTTAACAAAATTACTTTAAGATCAAACTTAAAAATTACGGTTATTTTGTTTAGTAATATAAAATTCTAATATTTATAAAAAAACTACTTTTTATGAAAGGATTTAATAAATGAAAAAAAATATACTATTAATTTTATTTGCTATTTTAGCTTTTTCACTTGCATTAATTATTACAAGTCCTAATTTTAAAGATTTTAGAAATAAATTTATGAATTTAGAAAAAATATTGAGAAACAAAAAAATAGGTATTTCTAAGAATAGAAATGATGAAAAGAATAAAAAAGATGAAAAATCAGAATTTACAATTATTGGTGTAGGAGATATAATGCTTGGCTCAAATTACCCTTTTGAATATCTGCTTCCTGAAAATGATACGAATATTCTTGAAAATATGCAAAATATACTGAAAAACGCTGACATAACTGCAGGAAATCTGGAAGGAACTCTATTTGATACAGGCGGAACTCCAAAAAGCTGTAATAATCCAAATGTGTGTTATGCTTTTCGCATGCCTTCAAGATACGGGACATATTTAAAACAGGCTGGGTTTGACTATTTGAGCATTGCCAATAATCACAGTAATGATTTTAAAGAAATTGGAATTAAGGAAACTATGAAAAATCTTGATAATTTAGGAATAAAATATTCTGGAATTAAAGATATTGCTGAAAGTGCAATTTTAGAAAAAAATGAAAAAAAATTTGGATTTATTTCATTTTCTCCAAATTCAGCTACTGTAAAATTAAATGACTATAATCATGCAAAAAAACTTATTTCTGAATTAAAATCAAAAGTTGATATTGTAATTGT